TACTGCACAACCCGCTGGCTCATTGTTGCCGCGTTAGGGTCGCTTACAGGGATGATGTCTACATGGTCATAGTCTTTTTTCTTGGCCTTGCGGGGGGCATCAACGGGGTCGTAGTCGTAGTCTGGCTCGGTGTAGTCACGGATGATTGCAGCCAACAAACGCAACTCTTGCTTAAAGGTGTAGTGCAGACGGGCTTGCACCGCAGACATAACCTTAAGCTGGCGCTCCAAAAGAGCCAGTGTCGTACCCACAGGAGCCTGTGCGGACATGTCCGACACGTTCATATCCGCTGTTGCGGCAAAGCGACGGCCTTCTTCTACGATCTTGTCCAGCAAGCCAGACAGGACAATGCTTGGCTCCTTGTAGGGTAGGGGCAGGATGCTGTCACGCAGTGCCCCAGAAGCAATGTCTACGTCTCGCCATTCTCCGGGAGCGATGGGGGTGTCGTCTCCTTTAATGCGCATTCCGCGAGTCTTAAGACCTCCGGGTAAGTTAGAAAGCGTCCCAGCATCGACAAGCTGACGCATGAGACTGGTGGCTGACTTGGCGTATCCTCCAATGAGGTGGAAAAGGCCAAAGCCGTAAGCTCCAAAACCCGGGATGTATTGGTAGTGAACAAAGTGTTGTCGCTTAAGTCTGAGGGGATCGTCTTGTTCCCAGTTTCTGCGGATGGCGAGGACATCATTGCTTCCTTTTATTAGGGTAACTACGTATGGTTGCATTACGCCGGTAGGTTCACCGTCGTCGTCTTTGTCTTCATCACCTTCCAGCACCAAGTCAACATGGCACTCATACAAGGTGTAGCGCTCATCATTTAAGTCAGAGAACCCTGTCTCTTTGTCTTTGGCTTTCTTGATGTTGTCTTGTTCTTTACTGGGGTCAGGCAACTCAATGTCACGGTAAAAGCCTGCTTGTTGAAGCTTGATAATCTCGTTCTTGGTCTTGCGCATGACGTGTGTCAAGCGGTAGCAAGTGTCTAAATCGGTTGTTCCGTAGGGCAGAATAATATCTTCTGCTGGTATAAATATAGATACTTGACGGCCAATGTTTGGGTCGTAGTAAACCTTCTTGAACGCTGAACCAGTAGCGGGGAGGCTCCACAACATACGCTCATGCTCAGGCCTAAACTCGCGCATGACTTCTGTCAACTCGTAGTTCATGTCAGCCTCGACACGCACAGCAGCTTCTTGTTTCTCAGGAGTCTCTTTACCCAAGATTTTTGTACGCACTGGGCCTGCGGCTGGGAACTGTTCTGTAATTGTCTCTGACTGGAAACGTACTACCGCTTCTGTAATCATGGGGTGGAACACGCCACAAGCGCCGTTCCAAGGTTCAGTACGTTCCTCGTACTGCAAGCCAAGGAGCTTGAGTCCCTCGGTATATGCTTTCTCCCAGTCTTTGCGTGCGCCTTTGTCTTGCTCAACGTCTCCGGCTAAGTCTCCTGCCAGTGAAGACATTGCACCTTCGTCCATGTCCTCGGCCAAGTTTACGTTGAAGTCATCCTCATCTTCACTGGGAATCATGCTGATTTCTAAGTCACCAATGCTGATGTTGACCGCTTCAGGATCAACAATTTCAATCTCAATGGCATCTTCATCTTGTGCCAGTTCTTCCATACCTTGGGGTTGCTGGTACAGGGCTTTGTCTATGTTGGTTGCCATGTCAGTACTTCTTTCTCAGAGTAGCCCGATTTGTTGTTGGGCTATATTTAAATGCTGATGTGGGTTTCCCCGTGCGAGTTTTTGCTCTGTCCAGTGCACGCTCTTCGGCGGTCATGGCGTCGCGTTTTTTGCCTTCAACGGTCAAGTTGCCTTTGGCATCTACGTGCCCCCGCTTTTGTAGAACTTCAAGCGCCGTCTCCCGAGAACCGATCTGCGCTGCCAGTCGGTCTATTAGTTGGTTTTTGCCCATGAACTTCTGTGTTTCCATCCGTACCTCAATAGTACGCCGCAGTACGGCGCTTAAAAAGTTGTGGTTCATCTGGCTCATCCGTGTCTAGCGTGATGAAGCCGCCTTGTCTGAATCGAAGCAGTGCTTGGCTGGTCGTGTCCACATAGTCATCGTGCTCGCCAACTGGGAAGGACGCAACTTCCTCAATCACTTCACGTGCCCAGCGAGTGTCGGGTGCCCACACCATACCAGAGGAGAACAAGTCCGCAATAGCCTGCACACGCACCATCTTATCGTTTCCACGGCTCGGTGTAAATTCTTGTACAGGGATGCCCATCGCCCTGAGTTCTTGGATCAGTGGCCCACCTGCCGCCTTTTTCTCCACAATGAAGGCATCGGGTTGCCATTCCTTCCAGTGCTTAAAGGCAGCTTGTTTGAGTTCTGGGAATGCGATCCGGTCTTTGAAAGCGTCAAGGAGGATAAGCTGGGGCTTGTCGTTCTCCTCCTCGTTGTACCAGACCCCCCAAGTAGTACAGGCAGAATAGTCGGAGGTTGTTTTGGTTTCATGCGCCGTGTCCCAAGACTGGATGATGTACTCACAAGTAGGGGGATCGTCCCCCTGCCATATACGCCAGTGCTTCCTTGAGATGATTGCCGCCGTATCGCTGGTCGGCTGCTGCATGTACTGCGCGTTCCAGTACCGTGGATCCATTGAGGACTTGGCAGACTTCAACGCCTCGAGCGGCCACTGCTCCGGCCAGAGCGACTTCTCGTTCTCCGTGTTCTCGTTCAGGATGGCTGGAAGCTCCACGATCTCCCAAACGGGGGAGTCAGGGTTACTCACCTGATACTGTATGAGTCTGCCAGTTAAGTCCAGCGGCCCCCAGCGCGTCATGATGACTATGATCGCACCGCCCGGCATCAGACGTTGCAGAGGGCCAGTCTGGAACCAACTCCACGCCGTGTCAAACGCTAGACGACTGTTTGCTTTTACGTCTTGTTCCGAATGTGGATCGTCAATAACAAACAAGTCAGCACCACGACCGGCAAGAGCGCCCCCTACGCCTGCGGCGTAGTACTGGCCTCCGGCGGCTGTTGACCATTTTCCAGCGGCCTTCTGGTCATCTGCCACAAGTGTTTGGGGGAATAGCTCATGGTATTGCTCATCATCAAGTAAGTTACGAACCCGCCGTCCAAAGTCTTCAGACAGCGACGCAGTGTGCGTCCCCATGATGATCTTCTTGTTAGGGTAATTACCTAGGAAGAACGCGGGGAACAGGTAAGACGAGAACTCGGACTTACCCATACGTGGGGCAATGTTGATAATTACTCTCTTCTTTTTACCCTCAATCACATCTTGGAATATCTTGGCCAGCTTCCTGTGGTGTGGCCCAACTTTGAATCCGGGGTAGACATACTTAGAAAACTCGATCATGTTTGTACGACCGGCGTTGACGTTGTAGCGTTTCTCACGCTCCTCCAACATGTTCATAAGCTCCACCTTCTCCGCCAAGTTCAAGGTGGGGAGAGCTTTCTGGATGGCCTGAATCTCAGTTGGACTCAGTGTCAGATCGTTCAGTTTCATTTATCTCGATGTCTTCTACTACATCAGCGTCTTGCACGCCCATGAACTTGGCCAGCTTGTCTTTAAGCTTGCGGTCGATCTCTTCATCGGTGAGGTCAGTCTTCTTGACTTCAAGCTTATCTGTAAATAAACCCACCTCTGTAACTTTACCCAGTAGTCCTAAGGCTTTAAGGCGGATGTTGGCGTTGGGGGATTGGGTTTCTTCAAAAAGTTTTGCTACGGTGTACCCGCGCAACTCTTTGGCCATCTCCACAAACTCCCAGTCATAGGCTGTCAACATGCCTGTAATGTGGCGCACAGCCTCTGGGGTTTTAAGTTGGAGCAGTTTGGATTTTTGTGTTGCATCGTCTGTGTTTGTGGTGACGACATTGAAAGCTTCACGGGCGGCGGTAGTTTGCGCTTCCTTATTTACTTCTGCATCTGCGGCAACACCAAGTTCTTTAAGCCATTCTGTTGTAGCAACTTGCGCAGACAGCAAATCCCCAGATGACACATCATCCAGTTCCCTGAAATCTTCCAGACTGGTGACGTCTGGCTCAAATTGCACCAAGTGTTCTAACATGCGCGGCCCTTGCAACCTCGATGGCCGGAGTGTATACTATTTCTTAAGTGATGCGGCAAGCAGTTGTCCGTTGCTTCTCCTAGACTGCAAAGTCTCTTCAGCCCCTTGATGTAAGTCAGGGGGCTTTTTTTATGGTGGAATGTCCAAAGTTTGACATAGGTTATTTGGAATTTTTATAAAATTTATGGGGTGTAGTAAATAAGGTTTACTGAAGTATTTAGAATGGCTGGGGAATAGTGTTCACACAGGGACGGGGCATGGCTGTGCATATTGGGGGGTGGGGGGTAGGTGGGGTCAGTATCAAACTGATACTGAGTCCGAGTGGTGTAAAGGGTCTTTCCAAACGCATTGTGGTATACTAGATGCATCGATTGGGGGAACTCATTCGCTGTGACGCCCCGCCACTATGCGGGGCTTTTCTTTTGGAGTAATCAATATGCAACTCGCATCCATCAAAGCACAGGCTTTCGCCGTGTTCAACAAAGCTGACAATGTGTCAGTCGTTCTTCTCTCTGACTTGTTGCCCTTAGGCATCGCCTCTCGTACTGACGCAAAGCCATTGGTCAT